AGGCAACAAATTGGCTGCGAATCCCGCAGCATGATGTTGTTGATCTGCATAGATTTTGAAATCAAGAAACTTTGGTCGTACCGACTCGGTTTCAGCTAGAGCTTCACGATTCATCTTGGACCATGTACGCATGGATTTTTCCCAACTATTGGCCATTACCCAAGAATTTGGGAGTTTGAAAATATTAACTGCTCCGGTACGTTGAGAACCAACTTTGAAACCGGCAACTGCCCAGTTAATCCCTTGTCGATAAAATCGACGATTTACCAAAGATGCAACTTGTGACAAATCGATGTAACTACGTGCAGCACCAGTACCTGGCGTTGTAAATGTCAAAGTCATGACCGATGGTTCAATTTTACTAGATCGCTTCGAGTATTTTCTCTTCGCCATAACCATCGGGTAACGAATCAATCTTATATTGATTCCGACCAAAAGGCCGACTTAATCGAGGATTAGTGTACATAAACTCTTCAATTTCACCGAATTTCGACTTTGGTGCCTTAAACGGTTTTGTAACATAAGCCACCTTTGACGAGTATTGAATCATCTGATCCAACTCGTGCGTTTCCGCATAATCCAAAGTGTAACGTGGGCCATAACCCAACCGTGCCAAGGCAACGTTCGTTCTTCCTTTGTTTTCTTTTTTCATAAGCAGCTCTTCGCCGTCGACAATGTGTCGACTGGTAGACTTCAGTCTATCCAGTGGCACAGCTGCATAAAACAGAGAATGCATGTGTACATTCCACCAACTCTTCTTGTTGTTGTAGGTGAACTCCATAAAATGAGTTCCACCATCTGCACCGAGTCCTGTACCCTGACTCTTTCTTCCGTATCCATTATGATCCGGCTTTCCACATAGCAACCTGTTCATTCCTCTCATCGAGTGCCATCCCGGAAGACCGGGCAAGGTTGTCCTGGACACAGCATAATCATACTGTTCTTTCAGAGATTTGAATCGGATCCCCGATTCATGTTTCTGTCCAGGTAACGTAACGGTCAATACTCCCACTGTCATATCGTTGCCAAGGTAATGCCTTGCCACTTTGAGCCGTTCCTTCATCTCGTGGGCTCGCTTTCCAGCCCTCTTGCGTTCGCAGGTAGGGCACGCGAGCCAACGGGCGCATTTGTGCTTCCAGGCCTCGTCAGGTCTTCCGAGCCACGCTCCCTTACAGATCGCTAAACCTGTCGCACTGCCCGAACTAAAAGTCATGATTTCACCCTATAATTGCCTTGACAGTTATTATTGTGCCAAACCCCACGAGGGATTTTTATGGCACTCCAGGTCCAATCTTTGCAGACTTCACAGTGGTAAAGTCTCATCGTATTTTCCTCGCCCATAAACCGGGCTAACAAAAAATAACTTTTAGCAAGTTCGGTATACAAACAAGTAAGGTGTTAGAATTCAGGACTTGCTGATCATAATCAGCCCTGAACCAACACCAACCATTGCAGCTGCAATTAATTCATCTGCAAGTGGTAATGGATCGGGAATGAAAAGTATCCCGACTCCAACTCTAACCATACCGGTACCTAGCATACCGGCAAACTGCTTGCCCCAATGACGGTCATCCACAGTAATGCTGGTATGGTCGCCTTTCCGGCCCCCCGCTTCAATATTATTCCGAGGGGTCGCACCCTCGGGAATAAGTGTCGGGGCCCCCCGGAACAAAGACGGCGAAGGCGATGAAGATGGATGTGAAGTGCTATTGCATTCCACAATCTTTCCACCAATTTCAAAATACGTGGCATTCATTCAACCCACTCCTGCAGACATTTATTGCATAGGCAATGATACACCTGGTGTACGTCTACAAACCGGACTTCAATATCGTCCGATCCGCAGCTGCAGATGCGCATCAATATCGCTTCCTGTATGTACGCTTACGCTTTAGCGGAGCTCGAACAAGTTTCTTTGAAGACTTGCGCTTGTTCGTGTAGCGGTAACGCATGAGCTTACCGTTACGGGTGAAGGTTTTCCCGTAATTGTATTTGGCCATCAAAGACACACTCCGTTCAGGTTGGCCAAGACGCGGTCACTGACACCGAGGAAATGTGCCAGCAGGGTGAGCAGAAGATACTCAATCCTGTTGTTTTTCAAATGACTGATAACACTTGTAGCAGTGAGCGCAGTCTTGACTGTTTCAGTTGTTGTTGGATCTGGCGTAATCATGTTCACATCTCCGTCATAGGTTCACAAAGGTAACCACGGTGATTACCTGGTACAAGATCAATTTGAATAACCAAATTTGCTGATTCAGTAGGTGTCCAATCAACGCACACCAAACCACAAGGGAAGTTACCGCCTTTCAGTCGTTGGGTGCTAATTCCATTAGTAATATTCGACTCATAAATTTGTACGAAATCATGCCATTCAAGACCAGGGAATTGATTTGCTCCACCAGGATACATAGTATCAGCATTTAGTCCATCTCCTTCAAAAGGATAAGGAGGCTGGTTGTTCTCAAAAATCATATCTTGAATGACTTCAGACGTTTGATCAGTTCCTTCATTGAAAATTGCGGCCATCCAATTCTCTGGAGTGGATCCGTCAGCATCATCAGCATCAGCTGGAGTGTTTGGGTCTGGGTTGTAAGGTAAACTTCGACTTGCAGCATATCCCTCAATTAGGGACACTGCATTCAATCCCGATGCACCTGCACCGGGGAAATTTGCACCGGTTGCAACAAATTCAAACTCAACAGTATTACCAGGAGAAGCGGGTCCGAATGGAACCACAGCTTTGGATGGAATCCATTCTCCAGCTGTAGCTACTACGCCTGTTGATGAGCGAGGCAACAAATTGGCTGCGAATCCCGCAGCATGATGTTGTTGATCTGCATAGATTTTGAAATCAAGAAACTTTGGTCGTACCGACTCGGTTTCAGCTAG